GTGAAAGTTTTTATTCTCTGATAGCTCTGTATACATACTCATAGCCTTTAGATTATCTTTCATAGAAATAATCTCTCTACCCTTCAATGTTTTATTAAACTTTTCTAAAGTAACTTTACCTAATGTTGTTCTTTTATCTACATCAGGTTCCTCAACATAATGTTCTTTGTATTTATCCATACCTTCTAAGGCAAGCATATGAAAAGCTGTTCCAAACCTCATAGCTGCCGAAGGGTTTATAGGGTTCTCTAGTCTATGTACATAATATCTAGGGCATTTTTCCATAAACACTTTAAGCATAGAATTAGACATATACATACAGTCTTCGTAATAAGTTTTATCTGTAACCTCGTTGTCTCTTATTAATTTTACTTTTGGTCTCATACTAATTTGTATTTTGATACAGTGGTTGTGCCACCCCATCTGTTATTAACTTGCATATCTTCACTTTCTATATTATATCCATCACTTCTTAGTGTGTATATAGTAGCTGATAATCTAGTGTTACCTAAATCTCTTATAGCATCTAGACTTGTTATACTGCCAAACTTTTTAAGGTAGTCTAACAATCTAGTATAGTGAGTATTACTTCTTCTCTTTGTCATTGTTATTCGATTTTATGGTGATTAATACACCTGGTTTAACTTTATTATATTCATAGGGTTCAAATACAGGTAATAAGAATGTTGCGTTGTCATCTTCTATCCAATGATACTTAACCATAAGGTCTTGTACTGTTTGTAAAGGGTTGACATAATCAAACTTTCTTTTACTGTTTCTTATAAACTTAAATGATATTATATAGGGAGGTTCGTATTTTTTTAACTCAGTTGTAAATGCTTTTCTTAATCTTAGGTAATCATCTTTGGTTTCCTTTATGTACCTCATAGTAGTCTTACTGTGTATAAGATACTTTCCTGTCCACCTTTTTCCATTCTTACTTGATGGAACATTACCTAATATAAAAAAACTATTCATACTCAACTTCGTTTGGGTCTGGTATGTACACACCTAATGTTGTAGATGCAAATCGTTTAACCTCTTCTATAAACTCACTCATTTCTTTGTGAGATAGCTTGGTTGTTGATTTAGTACTGTCTACCCACACTCCCTTTATTTGATATCTTGTTCTAAGAAACATAGATTTTAACACCTCATGCATTTCATCTTTGTCATATCCTGTTTCTTCAGATAAAAGCTTGACGACCACTGCCCAATAATACGAGTTGAGATTAAGACTACGTCTCTTTCTCTGCTCCCCCACTGTAATAACTACAGTTCTGCCCTCGTAACTAAGCATGTGGTCATCAAACAATTCTTTGTTTTGATAAGTCACCTTGCCATTTTTTATATATGCTAAGTGCTTACTACCCATTTAACAAACACAATTTTTAGTTGCTATTCCCACGTTAAGTAGAACAAATTTGAAACATTTTCGTGATATATCAAACTTTAATTCTATAAACGTAAAACCTAACATTCTAAATTCTAACTTGAACTTATCTAATTGTCTTGCATTTGAGGTAAAATAATTTACTAATTTCATATCTTAAATTTTAAAATGGGACGTCTACATCATTACCACCACCTACACTTGAAAGGCTTACAGCATCATCATATCTAGCTCTTTCTTCAGCTGACATAGGTTTGTTGTAACTATCCTTGAAAGTTATCTTTCTTCCGTGAGGACTAGCAAATTTGTATTCTACCCTTGATTTAATTTCTGGCTTATTGGTTTCTTTGTCTGTTGTCCAATACTCCCTTCTAGCTAAGCACACTTCAACCTTATTGTTTAGTATAGAATTACAAGCAATATGTGGGTCCGTGAAATTAATACAACCTGCTGCTGTTAGAAAAGATTTAAATATCTCTGTTCTAACTCTTGCGGCTGCCTCACTAGTATAGTTATCTACACCTGTGAACTTTAGAAACGCAATACCTGAATCATTACCCACCATAAATTCTGTATATGGTGTACTTTGATACCCTGGTACCTCATCACTAGTTTTAAACTTTCTAATTTCTACTGTGTGCGCTCCTGGTCCTAAGTAATCTGACTTAGTATCAGGAGTCTTTAATTTGGTTTCATTCAATTTGGGAAACATTTTATTCGATTTTAATTAAACTTATTTATAATATTCTTCACACTTATCAATAACTTCTTTTAAACAGTTATCAATGTGCAAACTTTCAAACATACCCATAGGACTCTTTGCAGAATCTCTACCTGTAGTGTTTGTTCTAAATCTGTAGCTTACTTCATTATCTGTTTTTCTTGTATCAGTAAATAAACATACTACAAACTCTTTCTCAACTCTCTTCTTCCATCTATTACCATCTACTGCAACGTAACGTTCTTCAACACCATTATCCCCATCATACACACTATCTATAGCAGTAAATACAACATACTTATCAGAGTTTTTAGACTTATCAAGTATCTTATCTATCTCTTTGTTGTAATAACTCCATACATCAAAGCCTTTGTATCTTACATCAGCTTCCCTAAATATGATTTCTATAAGAGAGGTAAAAGATTCTATGATTATAGTATCTACTTTGTCACTTGACATAGCTTTATCTAAAGCTGCGTGAAACTCTGCCACGCTTTTTATTGGAACGTTCATAAAGTCTTTTGCGTTCCTGAACGGTAACTGTTTTCTTTCAGTATTAATAACAGCTGTTCTTTTTGGTTGTAAATTTCGTATTGAACTAGATTTACCTGAACCTGACGGTCCAACAATAATTATATTCGGTTTCATTTGTCTTTCGTTTTTAAATTAAATAATTCGTTTTTTGTAATCGGTTTTTTCTTTTGCTTAGACTTGACAAATTTAGCATAGCCCTTAAACATAAAATTTTTATCACGTTTAAGATTGTTTTCTATTTCATCAAAAGTTTTGTTAAGAACTTTCTTTACAAGTTCCTTACTAATTTTCAACTTTTTAGATAGCCTTTTTGCTGTGTCGTCAAACCTAATCATAGTTGTACAAATCTACTAAATAAATACAAATATACAAAAGAAAAAAACAAAATAATTTAGAAGTTATTAAGTGTTGAATGTTGACAACTCTTCAAACTTAGTTAGATAGTCTATGAATCTTAAATACTTACTACCAATACCAATGTTTCTACCTTTAGCAAATATAATCTCAGCCATACCCTCTATACTATTACCATTGTCATCAGTCTTAAGTCCATAATATTCGGGTCTATAAACAAACGCTACAACATCTGCTGCTTGTTCTATTTCACCTGACTCTCTTAGGTCTGCTAGAGTTGGCCTACCTGTTTCTCTTTTACTAACATTTCTAGATAGTTGAGATAAGGCTACTACAGTTATATCTAATTCTTTAGCTATATTCTTTAATGCTCTAGCAACTTGAGATACTTCCTGTTCTCTTGTCCTACCGCGCATACTATATGATATTAATTGAAGATAGTCTACAACAACCATTTCAACTTTTTTTGCAACAACATATTGTCTTATCCTATTTAATAAGTATTTTAATGAAGTGTTTTTACATTCATCTATATACATATTTAATCTCTCAAAGACACCTACACTATTGTGTATTTTAGTTAACTCTTCATCATATATAGTACCTTTAAGTAAATGTTTGTTATTAATATTAGTATCACCACTTATCATACGCATAAGCATTTGATTAACAGACATTTCATAAGAAAATATAACAACAGAATGTCCTATGTGGGCGGCATTAACAGCTACATTTAAAGCAAAACTAGTTTTACCCATAGATGAGGCACCACCAATTATAACTAAATCTTGTTTTTGCCAACCACTTGTAAACTTATCAATAGATTCAAATCCACTAGGTATACCTGTCATACCACTAGAATTCATATTTTTTTCTAAATTCTTAAGCATACTGGGCATTTGCTCACCAATAGAAAATAATTCATTATTATCAACACTACCTATCTTATGAACATTTTGTTCTATATAATCTACTGTATCAAATAAATCTTCATCATTATCTATTTTATCTATAGTTTGCATACAAATCATTTTAAGTTCTTTTTTTCTACTTAACTGATTGAGTACCAATATAATAGACTGACAAGTAGAACCATCATAAGCCATCTCTGTGCATTTTTGTGCAACTTCAATGGCTATTGATGTATTTGAAAAGGACATATAAAAATCTGTTAAATCTATTTTACCATTATCTTGGTATTGTTTGTCTAACAACTTAAATAATTTTATGTGGTCAGAGTTCTCAAATAGTGAGTGACTTAACAAAGAGTGATTGTTATAATAGTTTTCTGGATTGTTGATTAACTTACCAAGCAATATCCTTTCTAATTCTAATCTATTAGAGTTCATAGTCCTAACGCTTTATTTTTAATATCTATTTTAAACTCTAGGTATTCTATATATCTTATCATGTGTTTAATATAATAAACATCATCTTGTTTTAATTCTTCCATTCTAAAGTTTTCAAAATAATGTATTGCGTCTTGAGTTTTATCATAATCTACTATTACTTTATCTTTCATCATAGTTTTTATATTTAGGTTTAACATATACTGAATTGTTTAATGTTTCTTTTATACTTGGAATCTCATCTTCCCATCTTTCGTGTTTAAGCCACCTAATAGGGTGAGGAAATTCAGGACAAAAAACATTATTTGAATTACAT